TGCATTCTACACTCAAGACACTGAAACAGCAGTAGACGAGGAGACAGGCGAGGAGACCACTACAAACGTCGGTGATCCTTACCTAGTGTCAAACACATCTGACTATGCCATCGACGTTGTAGGCACTTTACACGAGCCTACAGGTAACACGCTGACAGATGATGACGGCATGGAGTATCCTGAGATGCAAGCAATGACAGGATGGCATGTGAACATTAGATTAATGGGTGATGCAGCTAGAGAAACTGTAGAAGCACTTGATACAACACACGGGGTAACACCTGAAACACCAATGCGAGTTTGGTTATAGGAGATTAAATAATGGCTGATACTACGACAACCACATATAGCTTAGTTAAGCCAGAAGTCGGCGCGTCTGAGGATACTTGGGGTACTAAGATAAACACCAACTTAGATAGCGTTGATAATTTATTAGACGGTACAACACCCATCACGGGTATTGATATTAACTCTGGGTCAATTGATGGCACACCTATCGGTGCAAATTCTGCGTCAACTGTCACTGCTACATCTGTTATTGCAACATCATTTACAGGTGATGGCTCTAATTTAACAGGCATTACAGATACTACTTACAGTGCTGGTTCTGGCCTTGATTTATCAGGCACAACCTTCAGTGTTGAAAGTGACTTGCGTGGTGAAGTCTACTACATGGGTCGTGACAGTAATGATTACATTGGTGTTGAAACAACATACTTAAATGTTAACCTAGATGGCTCTGAAAGATTTAGGGTAGAAAATGATGGGGATATTCATGCAGACGGTAACGTCATTGCATACTCTACAACAATATCAGATGAGCGTTTAAAGAAAGATATCGTTAAAATAGACAATGCCTTAGATAAAATATCACAGCTAAATGGCTACACATTTGAATACTTAGCTGATGGCAAAAAGTCTGCTGGGGTTATCGCTCAAGAGGTCGAGAAGGTAATGCCAAGTGCAATTATTGAAAGCACATTGCCACTCAAGATGGGTGAAGATGATGAGACTGAATACAAGACAGTGCAATACGATCAACTTCACGGATTAATGATTGAGGCAATCAAAGAGCTTAAAGCTGAAATCGAAGAACTAAAATCGAGGTAAGATAGATGGCGTTACCATCCAGCGGTCAGATAACACTTAATCAAGTTAATGTTGAACTTGGCCTTTCAGCCACGGCTCAGATTGGTTTAGGTGATTCTAACGTTCGCGCTTTATTCAATGTTTCATCAGGGCAAATTAAAATGTCTGATGGATACGGTAAATCTTCAGAAACTGTTATAAGCAGCAGTGTGCAAGAAATGACAGTTTCAAATTACATATCCTCTGGTGGAACGCTAAGAATTTCTAGCGGTGTATATATTTGGTCTGATAATGTAGCCACAGCAGGAATGATAATTGATATACCCTGTACGATAATTAATCAGGGATACATTATGGGGCGTGGTGGTAATGGTGGTCATAGCTACAATTCGGGTCAATCAGGTGGCGATGCTATCAGCGTCACTTCTACTGGAGTAACTATCACAAATAGCTCTGGAGCATACATTGCTGGTGGCGGCGGTGGTGGAGCGGGTAGTGCTGGCGCGTCTTGGAGAGCAGGCGGCGGCGGTGGAGCAGGCGGTGGTAATGGCGGAAACGGTACATCCTCATCAGGTGCTACTGGTGGTGCTATCGGGCAAAACGGTAATAGCACTCCCGGAACTTTTGGTGGCCCTGCAGGTGGCGGAGCTTCTACCTCTTATGATTACGATAGAGGCCCTGCTTGGGGCGGAGCTGGCGGCGGTCGTGTTCTTCCGGGCAACACTAACGCAGGCACAAACGGTAGCTTCATAGCAGGTTCAGTTAGAGCCGCAGGTTCTGGAGGCGGTTGGGCTGCTGTCGGTGGTCAGGGCGGCGGTGGCGATGGCAGTGGCGGTTCAGGTGGTTCGGCTATTTCTGGTACAGCAAGGACGCTAAATAATAGTGGAACAATTTATGGGTCTACATAAAACATTAGAAAGTAATTTATTATGCCATTAATACCTTTAGATATTCCACCGGGCATTTACCGAAATGGTACTGAGCTACAGTCGTCAAATCGTTGGCGCGACAGTAACTTAATACGTTGGGTTGACGGCACTATGCGCCCAATTGGTGGATGGCGAACTCGATCTGATACTGCGGCGGATGCAAAGGTTCGTGGTTTAATTACGTGGGTTTCCAATGACCAAAGTAGATATATTGTTGGTGGCACGTATAATAAATTATATAGTTGGACTTCTGCTGGAGTACGACACGACATAACTCCAGTAGGTTTAACATCTGGCAGAGAAAGTGCAGAAGCATTTACAGGGTATGGCGGTAGCTTTTATGGAAATTATGCATATGGCGTAGCGAGGCCAGACACGGCAAGAACACAGCCTGCCACAACTTGGTCATTAGAAAACTGGGGTGAGTATCTCTTGGCGTGCAGCTCAGATGATGGCAAAATATACGAGTGGCAATTAAGTAATTCTACGCCTGCTGCTGTAGTAGCAAACGCGCCAATTAATAATGAGGCTATCGTTGTCACTGAAGAAAGATTTGTGTTTGCACTCGGTGCGGGCGGAAATCAACGTAAAATACAATTTAGTGACCGAGAAGATAATACCACATGGACGCCAGACGCGACGAATGAAGCTGGTGATATTGAATTAAACACAAGCGGTAAGATTATGGCTGGCTTGCGTGTGCAAGGCCAGACATTGATATTAACAAGCACGGACGCACACGTTGCAAATTACATTGGCGCTCCATACGTTTATGGTATTGAGCGTGTTGGCTCTAGCTGCGGGTTGATAGCTAACAAGGCATATGCATCAGTTGATCAAGGTGCATTCTGGATGGGTAACCATTCGTTTTATGTTTATGCAGGCGGCGTAGCCCAGCAACTTGAAAGTGAAGTATCTGATTATGTATTTAGCGATATAAACCGCGCACAAATCAGCAAGGCGTTTGCTGTACCTAACAGTACATATGGCGAGATATTCTGGTTTTACCCGTCAGGTTCGTCTACCGAGAATGACCGATACGTTGTATATAATTATGTTGAACGCACTTGGTATATTGGAGAACTTGGCAGAACGGCGGGCGCTGATATGGGTACGTTTAAGCAGCCGTTCTGGGTTTCCGCCGATGACAATAAACTATACGAGCATGAGATTGGGTTTAATTATGGTAGCTTGTCACCATTTGCTGAAAGTGGTTCAATATCACTAGGCGTTGGCGATAATGTGATGGCGGTAACTGAGATGATCCCAGATGAAAAGACGCAAGGTGATGTTACTGTAACATTTAAAACAAGATTTTACCCTAATGACACAGAAAGATCATATGGGGCTTTTGTAATGTCAAACCCAACTTCATTAAGGTTTACAGGCAGGCAAATAAGATTAAGAGTAGATGGCAACACTTTAGGAGATTGGCGTGTTGGCATTAATAGGCTAAACATCACACCGGGCGGTAGAAGATGAGCGAGCAGCAACAGCGAGCGCCAGATGTAATTGGCAATGATTGGCGAACATGGGGTCGAAGATTAGTTACATATATTTCCCAAACGAGGTCTACGCTAGTTCAACAAAATGGAGATGAGAACGCAGCAGAAGACGGCACAATCATGTGGGATCGAGTATACAAATACCCAGTCGTAAGTGAGGGAGGAGAATGGCGTCAGATTGTATTAGAAGGCGGACACGCTAACTTTATTAAAACATCAGATGTCACACCAGCTCTAGCAAATACGGCATACAAGCTGACCTATGACGCGCCAACTGGGAATACAAAAATTACACAAGGCACACCGGCAAGTAGAATTGTATTTGAAGAGGCTGGGGAATATGTATTATCATTTTCTGCACAAATATCTTCAACAAGCGCAAGCACAGTACATTTTTACTTCTGGCCTACTATTAATGGCAGTAACGTAAACGGCGCTATGACAACTGCATTACACCAGAATAATGCTACAGTTGTCACGTCACGCACACAGATATTTACTGTGGCGGCTGGTGACTACTTAG